CTAACCAAATCTGCATTACCATAACCATTCCAAGGAAGAATTTTCAAACTAGCATCTGGTACACCATAGTTCTTTTGAATATCTTCACTTACATCTAAAACTTTTCCAGCTTCTGGGTGATTGATTGCGGCTCCTACTTGAAACCAATCATATTTGTGTATAGTACCTAATACTAACTCTTTTGACATTGTGGCTATACCACTTGCCATTCTTAAATCATCTGAAAGTAATAGGATTTTTTTCTTTTTTGCCATAACTTATTTTTTCATTAAAATTGTGAACCTGAAATTTGTAGTTTTAGATATTCATTCATTTCTTTTCTAAATTCATCATCTGACACGTATCTCTCAACTGTTCTGTTGACTAGTTTTTGAAGTGTTACATCAGAGTCAAAGGATACTTTCTTAAATGATGAATATACATCTTTCAATATTTTCACAGTTGTTAGTTTTGTGTTTTCTTGATTCATTATATTATCGGTTTATATATTTGTATATATAAGTATATTAAAAAATAAAAAACCAATAATTTTTCAAAAATTATTTTGTAGCCTTTTTATCGCATATTCCTCTGTTTCCAAATTCACAAAATTTACAATTCTTTTTTGCTGGACCTGGTACTTTTGGATAATCCATATCTCTATGCTTACCCTCATCATCAAACACTGCATTGATGAATGCCATAAACTCATCATATACTTTAGTAACTGATGGTGCTCCATGTGCTGGAACATGCTTTGATACGTGTGGTATTGGAAATGCGGAATCTTCCGGCAACTTCCTACGAAGGATTTGATATTCTACTCTAATCTTAGATAATGGAATATTAAATAATTCAGAATAGTATTTTTTATATAAAAGAATTTGGGAATTCTTCATCTTATCAGCTTTCTGATACTGATTCCATCCCATCGTAGATGTCTTAAGGTCAATAATGATAATTGAATTCTCTGCCAAATCTCTAAGTACAATATCGATGAATCCAATAAAGTGTACACCTGTCTTAATAGTTGCGTTTAATGGAATCTCAATACCTACTAATTCATATCCACTTTTTGAATAGAATTTGTGCATGTGCTTATCCAACCAAGCTAAGATTCGTCTACCATCTCCATAAAATTCTTCCAATTCAATTTGAGTACAAGGAGTACCCTCACTCATTTTTTCAACTTCACTTTTATAAGCTTCTCTCATTCTTTCCAATAAGAGTTTATCTTTGTTGATTTCATCTGCCTGCTTTTTAGAAACACCATACATAACCGATAGGTAGTGTTGAATTGTTTCATGCATAGCAGTTCCAAAGATTGTATGGATGTTAGAAGAACTTTCTCCTAACTTATCTATGTAGTTTAATTTGTATTGATGTGGACATGAACTCCACATACTATATTGCGAAAATGATACTTTAGCCATTATGTTGTTTTATTGTATAAAGATACGAAAAATACCCGAGTAAACCAAATTAAACTTTCAGTTTTAACTTAGTAATTTGCTTAGGGTCAGTACCATAATTCTCTGCAATTTCCTTAATATGCATCTTACCGCTGGTAGTTTCATAAAGGATTTTAAGATAATCTTCTGATTCAGTTTCAGATACCTCATAGAATTGCGCTACTAATTTAACAATCCAATCTTCATACTTTTCAGATGAAGCTGGTTTCATATATTTCAGAAATGCTCTTGTCTTAGGTATCAATCCTATCAAACACAAGTACATCGCTTTAGGCGGTGCCTCCTGAATATAAGGTTGTATATCTGCAATCAATTCTATCCACTCAGGTTTCATAGAAAGAAAACGGAGTATCATATAGTTACTCCATGTCTTTTTATCACTCTCATCAAGTGTATCCCAATACTTTGGGTCTTTCTTATCCGTAATTGCGTTTAGATGGTCGAATAATGTTTTAGCCATATTATGCTTCTTCTTCTACTTTTAGACCCGGAGGTAATAATTCATTAAGTACTTCACCACAATCTCCACATAGGAATAATTCTACGGGTAGTACTTCATCCTTTGGTTTGCCTGATAATAATTTAGAAATCTTACGGAATCCAAACCCTTGTACGAAAATTTCACCACCGCATTTCTTACATGCGATTGGGGTTGTTTTCTCCAATGGAATTGCTTTTTCTTCTTGTGGTGCGATTGGTTGCCCACCTGCTCCTAAAATGTTAGCCATGTTAAATAATATTTAATATTTGAATTAATGTAGCTGCTGCGATAATTTCTTTATCAATTGCTACTGCTGATTTACTTACACCATCTCCTAATAAAAGAATGATGTTAGCTGTGTTCTCTCCACCATACTCATCTACCTTATCATATAACATTGTATATAAATCGGTAAAGTCCGTAACTTTAGAATCAATAAGAGCCTGTCTTACTTTCATATACTTATTTCTCTTATCATCCGAAGATTTTAAGATATCAATAATTTTATTTTTGTAATCATTTTCTAATAGATTTTGTACATCCACTTTCAACTTACCTTTGATTGAGTTCAATTGGCAAGTATTAATAACTTTACGAATATCAGGATAAGCTGCGTCAATGATTGGAACTAAATCCTTAACTTCAAATTCAATCTCCTCATTCTTTAGGATTTTGCTAATTTGCATTGCAACATCTTTTTTAGTTGGAGGTACAATCTGAAATGATTGACATCTACTTTGAATTGGGTCAATTACTTTCTCAACATAGTTACAAGTTAAAATGAAACGGCAATGTGCTGAAAATGTTTCCATTAAGTTTCTTAAGATAGCTTGTGCGTTGTGAGTCATATAATCAAACTCATCTAATATAATAATCTTAAATGGTTTGAATCCCATAGAAGATGCAAAGTTAGTTACCTTATTTCTTACAGTATCTACATTGTTCTCCGAAGATGCGTTGATAATCATATAATCACATTCAATCGATTTTACAATTAACTTTGCTAATGTAGTTTTACCAGTACCGGCTTTTCCATACAAAAGTAAATGTGGAATTTCGCCTGTTTCTAAGTAACCTTCTACTTTTGATTTTAGATGTTCGTTACCTACATAATCAACAAGCTTTGTTGGGCGATATTTTTCTACCCACAAATTATTATTTACTTTTTCTTCCGTTTGTTCTATAAACATATTTAATTTTTTTATTTTCCAGTTGAACCAAATCCACCTTCACCTCTTTCAGTATCCGATAACTCATCAGCTTCTTCAAACTCAATTTCAGGATGGGGAATAATCATAATTTGTGCAATTCTATCTCCTACTTTATAAAAATCATTTGGTTGGATTTGATTAACTTTCATTTCATCATACATACCCTCACTACCAAATAATTTATTGAATGTAGCTTGTAATTCACCTCTATATCCACTATCAATTACACCAACTGAATTACTTAATTGTAAACCAGTCTTTCGGATTGATGAACGAGGAAATACCAATCCTACAAATCCTTTAGGGATTTCTAATGCAATTCCTAATCCATATGTTATTTGAGTTGGGGTATCTGATATAATTGATGTTGCTATTACATCCATTCCCGCATCTCCGTCTTTAGCATAAGTTGGAATTACCGCTAATTCATTAAGCTTCTTTATTCTCACTTGCATTTTCTATATCTTTTTTTAATTCTAAATTTTGTTTAGTTTGAAATTCTCTTAACTGCATACCTTCTTCCGTTAATTCTCTAGCAAACAATTTGAATGTTTTACCAGATTGTTTATTTTTGAAAGAAATATATGCTCCCATAGTATTTCCTATTGTAAATGTAACAGTTGGGTCTTCATCTGCCATATCTTCACTTGTCCAAGCAAAAATTTGTGGTTCATCTTCATCAAACTGAAATACCCACTCACATTGTTCAAACTTTTTTTGTGATAGAGTAATATCACCAATTGATTGTAATTGTTCTGATTGGTCTTCAATTGTTACTTCTTCGTTTTTTGTTTTTTTAGCCTTTGCCATATTATTTTATTTTTTATCTTCCTACTTCTGATAGGTATTTAGCTTTCATTTCTTCCCAACTAATTCCGATAGCATCTATGTAGAATAAATGTTCAGGTTTAATACGTCCTTCATCATGTAGTTTTGTATATCTACTGATTGCATGTTTCTTCCACCATTTGTTAATGTATTCAGTACCTTGCTTAAACTTATCTTTAAG